TTACTCCGGAGATCGTCGGCCCGGTGCCATCGCCGGCCGTCGAGGAGCAGACCGCAGCGGTGGGGGCGGAAATGCAAGGGACCCCCCCCCGCCGGCCGGCCGCGCGCCGCGAGGGCCAGCAGGGGCGGACAGTCAATATTGAGGTACATAACGAAAATCAAGTCACGATCGAAGGAGGTGGGGACGCCGGTGAAGTGCAAGAGGGAATCGAGGCCGGCAACGAAGACCTAGAGCGCCGGATGCGGCGCGTCCTCAATGAAGAGCAGCGCACCGGATTTTAACCATGACCCTCCCAAAGGCACTCAAATACGGCGTTTCGGCAGGGGTTGCTGTTCTCCTCCTCGCGTTTGCGCTCTTTCTCACCGAGCAGTGTCGAGGACAGGTGCTCGACTCGGCCGGAGTCGCCGGGGAGGCGCGCATGGGGCTCTGGGCCGAGAGCCAGCGCAGCTACCAGCATGCTTTTCAGGTAACGCTGGACGCTCGCGTAGGCAAGGGCCCCGTCTTCGCGGAAGGATTTTTCACGGGCCGCTGGTGGGGGGCGTCGGACACGAAAATCCCGAGCAGTCCCTTGAACGCGGAGGCAGGCAAGGCATTGGAGCGCAGGCATGGCGTTCGGCTCGGGATGTCCTCTTCGGGCAAAGCCTCATCCGTTGAGGTCGGCGCCACCGTACGGCGGCGAGCGGTGCATCACATCTGGAGAAATAAGGACCGCCACAACCATTTCCCCGGCAGCTGGCAGATCGGCCAGCGCGGATGCAGGGGGCAGGCGACACCGAGCCATCCTGCCGGACAGGGCTGTCCCTCCATTGGCTACGAGGACGGCGCGGGCGTCTTTGCTCGGGTCCAGGGACAGAGCCCGAGCGGCAGCGTCATCATTTTTCTGGAGTGTCGGCCGTTCCGGTGGAAGACGCTCACGCTTCCGCACCACGACGTGCGCCTTGAGGCACGCGCCCGCAGGGGGGGCTGGGATCTGCGTGGAGAGCTCCTGCTGGGCGGGGTCAAGGACCCCGCCTATGACCTGAGCCTACGGCGACGGCTTACAAGCCACGTGTGGGTCGCTGCAGCGTACGGGCTCCTTTCAGCGCCTGGATGGAGGGAGCACCTGCGGCGACGGTCGCTTATGATCATTTTGCGCTGACAGGACAGAGATCGCTTCTCGAGACATGGACACCTACACCACCATTCAGGGCGAGGCGTGGGACGAGGTCGCCGTGGCCGTCTATGACACGGAGGCAGAGATGAACCGGCTCCTGGCGGCCAATCCTGAGCACCAAGACTCGGACACGCTCCCCGCAAACACGACACTGAAGGTTCCTGCTCTCCCGGAGGAGAACGTGCCGTCCTCGCCGAACGTGCCGTCCTCGCCGAACGTGCCCTCCTCGCCGAAGGCGCCCTGGGACCAGTGACACAGCTTCCAGTGACACAGCTTCATGGCTCGTAGCTCTTTCGCAACCATACTAACCGACTCTGGGACCGACATCACCGATGACCTGCGGCCACATCTGCTATCGGTAGAGGTGACCCAGCGCCTTCACGGGCGGGCCGATGAGGTGTCGATCAAGCTCGAAGACCGAGAGGGGGATTGGGTCGGGGACCTCAAGCCGGAGCCGGGCGATCGGATTCGCGTTCGATTTGAGCTTACGGACTGGCGCGAGGAGGGCGACGACCGCCAGATCGACTGGGGCGCGTTTGAGATCGATAAGGTACGCCTCACTGGCCCGCCTTCCACCGTGGACATTGGCGCGCAAAGCGCCTACGTCACCCGCTCGATGCGGCAGCAGAAGCGCACCCAGGGGTGGGAACAGGCGACCCTCAAAGAAATTGCCGGGGAGATTGCCAGCCGGCACGACCTTGAGCTCCGGTACACGGCCGGCCGCGTCCCGAAGCACGACCGCCTCGACCAGACCTCCACCCCGGACCTCCGGTTTCTCTCCCAGCAGTGCAAGCGCTGGAACCTGCGCTGCCGGGTCGACGACGAGCGCCTCATCGTTGCAAGCGACCCGGAGCTTGTGGAGCTCGAGGACCCGGTCCGGCGCACGGCACAGGCAGACGGAGACCTGCTCGCCTGCACGCGCTACGAGCTGGAGGAGCGCACCTACTCGCTCGCGAGAAAGAGCACGCTCTCCTACGACGACCCCGTCGAGAACGAGTCCATTCAGCGCACGGTGGAGGACACCGCGGCGCCAGACAGCGGGGAGACGAAGACCATAAATGAGCGGGTGCGCTCGCCGCGGCAGGCTGAGCTCCGAGCGGCTGGCGCCCTGGAGTGGCACAACAAGGAACAGTTTACTGCGTCGGTGTCGGTGCCGGGCCGACCACAACTCCGGCCGGGGTTCGTCGTCCCGCTTGAAGGCTTTGAACGGTTCGATGGCCCCTACGCCATCGACGAGGCCAGCCACTCGATCAGCCGCAACGGCTACCAGACGACCGCCACCATTCGCAAACGACGCGATCCTCTCATATGAACAAATTAAACAACCAGCCAGAGCGGGAGGCCATCCAGGCCCTCTTAGAGCGAGTGATCCGCGTCGGGGTCGTGTCCGCGCGGTATCCGGATAAGGGGGCCGTGCAGGTCGACTTCCGCGACGCAGGCCCGGAAGGGACGCCCTCGTGGGACTGCCCCGTGATCCAGCCGAAAACGAAGGCCGACAAGGCGTACTGGATGCCCGACATCGGGGAGCGGGTCGTGGTGCTCTCCCTTCCCCAGGGGCGCGAGCAGGGGCTCGTGGTCGGCGCGTTCTACAACGACGTCGACGATGTGCCGGTCAGCTCCAACGACAAAGCGCAGATTACCTTTGAGGATGGAACAGCCGTATTCTACGACCGGTCGGCGAATGAGCTGCGGGTTGACGCGGTCGGCGAAATCAAAATTTTTTGCAAAGGGGACGCCTTGGTTCAGACAGAAAGCACGGCCACGATCCGGTCGGAGGGCAAGGCCCTTGTCGAAAGCAACAGCACCGCAATAGTTCGCGGACAAAGTGGCGTAAAGCTGGACGGCGGGCCCGGCGCGTCGATGGACGTGCTCGTGCACCCGAAGGCAATTTCCGACTTTACGGGGAAGCCCATTCAGCCTCCGTCTTCGACCGTTCGCGCCAGCCCCTGATAGAGTTTTCTTTTCGTGCCTGCCCCCTCAGCGACCGCACTCAAAGACGAGTTCACGGCTCACCTGGATGCTGGGTTTTTCAACCCCAATCTCACGGCCGAGCAGGACGAGTGGCTCTCCGCGCTCACCGAGGCGATGAGCAGCGCCTGGGCCGACTGGCAGGGCAGCATCGTTGGAAGTGGGCTCACGGTTACAGGAAGCGGGCTGGGGACATGGACCGGAACCGGATCTGGAGGCGGGCTTACGGAAGGCACCCCCATGAAATGGGACAGCAGCCCGGCGTTTGGGCTTTCCCCAGAGCTTACGACGCTCGACGACTCGCTCTCGGCGCACGTGAAAGACCGGTTTACTACTTGGGTCGGAACCTACACGTTCACGTCTACCTCATGGGTGGGCACCACGACGGCCACACAAAACAGTTCCGGGACCTTCGACGCCACCGTGATCGACATCGCGCTCTCGGATGCGGGGAGCGGGGACAACCCTCAGTCTGTCAAAGACGACGTGCTAGCGGACCTGAACGGGGCTGGATGGGACCCCGGCGCAACCGATCCGAACGGAAACCGGGTGGCACTGATCATTGAATGGCTTAAGGCGTTCGACGGAATGCTGGAGAACAAATTTGAGGATTGGCTGCAGGGCACTCAGTACACGGCCAATACCTGCCAGGGACCCTCCTCGGCTGGCGACGGCTCGGGAACGGGCACCTCTAACCAAGATGGGCTGCTAAGCTGATCGCTCTTTTTGGCTCTCGATACACCTATGATCGGCTCATTTGGCTCTATTCCATTTGAGGTGCCCCTCGCTCCTGACAGTGGCGCCACCCACAGCCACTCCGCCGAATGGGCAAAGCACGAGGTCGTTGGCGGGGCCCCGGTTCTGGAGAAGACCGGGCGGGCGGCTGATGAATACCAGATGAGGGTGCGCCTGCGCCGGCGGTGGGGCGACACCGTTATTGAGGTGGGGTTGGCGTTGGAAGGCCTACGCAGAAAGGTAGATGACGGCACCCCGGAACGCCTCATCATCGGCGAGGAGTACTTCGGCCGATTCGTTCTGGAAAGCGTTGATACCACGTACCAGCGTATGACCGGCGTGTGGGTCGACGCGGCCAATGTAGACCTCACGTTTCGAGAGTACCACTGACAAAGAATACCACTGAAAGGAATCTCACTGTTGACTTCTCCCCCGGATAAGTTTTCGCTCAGCGATGCCGACTGCTCAGCCGCTTGTTGGAGACATCGAGTTCGGCCTTGAGGGCGCCGACGAGGTGCTCCAGAACGTCGCCATCATCTTGGCGACGGTGGAGGGGAGCGTGCCTCTCGACCGCGACTTCGGCACGCTCTGGCAGATAGTCGACGACCCGCGGCCGATCGCCCTGCAGCGCGCGAAGGCCGACATCATCGGCGCCATCGAGGAGCACGAGCCGCGCGCTGTGGTGGAAGAGATCACCTTTTCGCGGGGAGACAGCCCGACTGGAGGGCAGCTCGTGCCGACCATCACGCTTTCTATCGACCTAGATGCCACGTAGCGCTATGCCCACGACTACGAATGGCCAGCTCTACGGCCCGGACGGTGACGTTCTTACCTTCGCCGAGGAGGTGCCCGAAGACGTGCCCTCTGACGAGACGATGGAGTCGGTCGTGGGGCGCCCGTCGTTTGCGATGTTTCAGTCTTTGATCGGGGCGATGCCGGAAGTCTCCGACCTCGAAGCAGAGGAAGGCGAGGACATCTGGGACCGGATGCTCGACGACGCGCACGTGTGGGCCGCGCAGTGGCAGATCAAAAATCGGATTCTGTCGAAGGAGTTCGACCTGGTGCCGCCCGAGGACTCCGACGAGGCTGCGGAGATTGCTACGCACGTCCGCGAAGAGCTCCGGCGCGTCGATTTTCAAAACGCCGTCGAGCACCTCCTGCGCGCCCTCACGCACAAATACTCGATCGTCGAGCTCGTGTGGGATGAGGCCGAGGGGGCTGGACCTGGAAGCGGAAGCCGTCCCTTGAAGCGTCTCCAGCCCCATGAGCGGCGCCATTTTGGACTCGACGAGGAAGAGACGCTGTACTTTCAGATGGGGCAGATGGAGGAGGTGCCCCCGTACAAGTTTGTGCATTTCGTGCTCGGGCACCGCCCTAAGCGCCCGTATGGCCGGGGCTTGCTCAAAAGCGCCTATTGGCCGTGGCGCTTCAAGCAGATGGGATATGAGTCGTGGTCGATGGCGCTCGATAAGCTCGGTGTGCCCAGCCTCGCGGCCCTCCTGGAAGGCAACATCGATGTCTCCAGCGAGCGGGGGCAAGACACGCTTGCGAAGGTGCGCGATGAGCTTGAGAAAATGGCCAACGGGGGCGTGGGAGCATTCTCCGGGGTCGGCTCGATCGAGACCGTCGGCGGGGGCGACAAGGCGCGGGGGGGCCAAATGGAGTTTATGAAGTTCTGTAACGCCGAAATCAGCAAGGCAATCATGACGGCCACCCTGCAGCTGGAGGAGGGGCGCGAGGACGCAGAGCGCGGCAACACGGAGGTTCACGACGCGGCCGCTGAGGACGTGGCCCAGTACGTAGCGACGAAGCTGGAGGGACGCATTAGAGAGCAGCTCATTAAGGCAATCGTCTTTCTGGAGTTTGGAGAAGAGGCCCTCGGGCTCGCCCCGCGCCTCCGGTGGGACTTCCGCGAGCGGGCTACTTTTGAGGAGGTGAAAGGCGCGATGGAGGAGGGCGTGCCGCTCTCGAAAAACCTCTTGGAACAGGATTACAACCTGCCGGTCGCGGAGGAGGGCGGCGACGATGCGTTCGTGAGCAAGAACGTGCAGTCCGCCCCGGCGGCCGAGCTCGCCGATGACGGTAAAAAAAAAAGCTCCGTGATCTCGGACCCGTCCGAAAGGGTCACCTAAAAGAGGGTGACGTAGGGTCCCTCACGGCCACCTACGCCGATGAGGTCGACTTCGTGGGCGAAATCGACAACGGCTTTGAACGCTTCGCCGGGTCGGTGGCTGGGCCGCTTGCCCAGGGCCTGCGGGACAACCTCCAAGCGATCCTCGAGGAGCCAAGCCTGCCAGACGAGTGGACGAGTGCCCTGGAAGAGGCCGGCACGAGCTTCCTCCTGTGGGCGCACCTGAAGGGGAGAGAGCACGCCCTGACCCAAGCCCCAGGCGAGGAGCTTCCTGATGAGGCCAATCTGGAGGACTTCGCCGACTTTGAGGTCGAGACCGACGAGCAGCGTCCTTTCGAGGAGGCGATCAACGCCCTGCGGGCTCGGCTCCCCGTGACGCCGGAGGACTTCCAGCAGTTCGAGGCTGCGCTCCGCTTCCGAGCTTTTACCGCCGCCCGCCTGGCCGAGGAGGACGCCATCACGCGCCTGCAGAGCGTGCTCACCGAGGCGCTGGAGCAAGGCGAGAGCCTCACCGGTTTCATCGAGCGGGTCGGGGCAGACGACATCTTGGAGCGGTCCATGTTTGGGCCGCAGGAGCCCAAATACTTCGAGACCGTGTACCGAACGAACGCCACCACGGCCTACAACGCCGGCCGGCGGCAGCAAATCCAGGACACGAGCGGGGTGGAGCACCTCGTCTACGTCACGATCATCGACCAGCGGACAACGTCCATTTGCCGCGGGTACGACGGCATCCGGCGCCCCGCCGATGACCCGATCTGGGATCAGATCACGCCGCCGAACCACTTCTCGTGCCGGTCCACCGTGCGGGCGATATACCGCGGGATGGCCGAGGCGGATACGGACCTCACCTCCGAGCAGGACGTGGGCGAGGCGATCCGTGACGACCCGCCGCAAGACGGCTTCGACGCGGCGCCGTCAACGGCGGGGGAGCTGGCAGAGCTGCCGTCCGACGTAAAGGAACGGGCGCGGGAATACGGGATTCTTTCAGAGCTGGAAGAACGGCAGACCGAGCTGGGATTTTAGGAAAACAACGTTGCACTTTGGTAGTACAGTCAGTAACTCCGAAGGCGGAAACCCACCTTATCGACTTTGCTCATCTCTTGATGGGTATCCGCCGTGACACCTCCCGACTTCACTGAGACCGACCCCGTCGTCATCGAGTCGGCCGTCCTCACCGACTACGAGGGCCGCGCGAGCCGCACCCTCTTTGACGGCGACTTCGTCCGTCTCATCTTGGAAACGATGGCGTATGCCCTCGCCCGCCAACGCGCAGAGATTCAAGGCGCAGCGGAGCAGAACTTGATCCAGTTTGCCACCGGGGAAAACCTCGAGTTCCTTGCCGAGCTCTATGGCTTGAGCCGAAGGCCCGCTCAGCCGGCCGTCACGACCCTTCAGTTCGCCACGGACGGCAGCCCAGCCGCCAACGACATCACGATCCCGAAAGGCACAAAGGTTGCCACCGAAGACGGCAGCGTCCGCTTTGCGACCGATGAGGAAGTGGTGCTCTCTTCAGGGGATACGTCTGTGCAGGTGGACGCTACCGCAACTGAGCCGGGCGCGCAGGCGAATGGGCTCATCGCAGGGCAGGTCAGCGAGATCGTCAACCCCATCTCTGGCATTGCCTCTGCCGTAAACACCACGGAAACGATCGATGGGGCCGACCAGGAGTCCGACGAGGCCCTCCGAAAGCGCGTGCGGGCCGCCCCGGAAACCTTCGCCGTCGCCGGCCCGAAGGGGGCCTATCGCCAGGTGGCCCGCACGGCTCGCCGCGACGTGACCGATGTCACCGTCTTCCAGTCTGCTCCGGGTGAGGTGACCGTCGTCCCGCTGCTGGAAGAGGGCAGAGCACCCAATACTTCCCAGCTCCAGGACGTGACGATGGCGCTCTCGGCGGCCGACCAGCGCCCCCTTACCGACAGGGTAAGCGTTCAGGCACCGACGACCGTCAGCTACGACATCGACCTGTCCTACGTCATCTACGAGTCGGAACAGAGCCGGAAGGAGCAGATCGACGCGGGCGTGGAGGCGGCCGCCGACAGGTACCTCCGGTGGCAGCGGCGACGGCTCGGGCGCGACATCACTCCGGACTTTCTCGCCGGGCAGGTGCTGGACGTAAGTGGCATCAAGCGCATCACGATTAGCAGCCCAACCGACACGGTGCTGCATCGAACCGAAGTGGCGCAGATTGGAACGAAGACCCTCACCTTCGCCGGCTTCGAGACCGAGTAGCGCCAGCTCGACAGAGCCTATGCCCGACCCAATCGACATTTCAGCGCTGATCCCTGAGTCCCTCAGTGAGGACGCTCAAGTTCAGCGCATTGCGGAGGCGGCCGCGCAGGTGGACCTAGACCCGGCCCTTGCGACCCTGCTCCGCGAGCATCTCGTGACGCGGGATGAGCCTCCGGCAGCCATTCTCACTGCGATCGCCAATGATCTCCACGTTGACGACTGGGACCCGAGCTGGGCCACGCCGGAGGCACAGCTTGCGTTGCGAGAGGCGGTGCAGTGGCACCGGTTTAAGGGAACCCCAGAGTCGATCCGCTGGACGTTGATTCGAGCAGGGGTCGAGCACAGCCGCATTTTTGAGCCTTGGATTGTGAGGGCGTGGTTTCTTCTCGCGACCAGCTACCGATTTGACGATACCACCCTTGACACACGCTCCCTGGACACGCTCGATGGGAGCCTCCGCCGCCACCAGGGACTTTTTGGGCCGCCGACGCGATACCGCTCTCCACTGAACGCGTTTTGGCCAGATGAGTCACTTGAACGGCACCAATACTGGGTCGCCTTGCGCCCGGGGTGGGGACCGGCCGCCGCCGCCCAGGACACGGTCGATAGCGCCGAGCGCCTCTCGGCCGACCGGCAGGCCCTCAAGGTGCCGTCTGTTTCGCTTACGACGTCCGGCGCGTCCGTCACGAGCGACGGGAAGCTTAGGGTTCCGGGCGGAGCCGACGCTGAGATCGACGAAGGGCCAAACCCTGGCGCGTGGGCGCTCAGCGGATGGATCTACGTCGACGATAGCGCGATGGAACCGGCCGCCGTGCTGTTGTCCGTCGCGGCCGGACCGGACAACCGGATCGCCATCGAGCGAGATGACAGCAACGCATTTGTTCTCGCTGCCACGAGCGGCGGGACAGACCTGTTTACAGAAGGGCCGTTTTCACTCCCAGACGGGTGGCACTACCTGATTTTGAAGCGCGATGACAACATCTGTGCCGCAGTCACGGCTGAGGGCGGTTCCGCCACAACGAAAGCGAATGCGGGCGACCCATTTCGGGTCGGCCCCGACTGGCGGCCGCAGCTCCTTTCTGCTAAGGGTGGTGGGCAGAACGCAGCCACCCGAATTTCCGACCATATGCTGTGGCGGGCCACGCCCACCGACAAACAACTGGTCGACCAGGCGGCCCGGCAGCTCTCAATCACAGCCGATCGGAGCGGCCTCTGGCCGGCCTTCCCAAGAGACCTTACATCCAACCCCGTTTACTTTGCCTGAACTAACGGCTCTGCTCGATCATGCCTGACGTTTTTACCCAGTGGAAGGAGGCCTACGCCTCCCACGCGATCAACCGAAAGTGGAGCCAGGTCTTTCCCAGCGGCGTGCGGCAAGGCTTCTGGCTTTCGGTGACAGGCACCGACGAGGTGACCGTGGGCACCTCCAACCCGGACGGCTCGACGGACCCGACCAACGTGGCCCTCATTGAGCGGGATGGCTACCACCTGACGGTGCGGGAAGAAACCCCGACGACCCTCTCCGTCCCTGGCGCGGACGCCCTGTATCACGTGGTCGTGGAAGCAGACTACGCGATCGGGCAAACGACCACCTCACAGGTTAAAATTGTGCAGGACGGGAATGAGGCAGGCCACCACGTCATCGTAGGAAGCGTGGTGCGCGGAGGGGGCACCCTTACGGCCCTCCCGAAGCGCGACCGACAACCGGCCATCTTCGTCCCTCGCACAAAGCGCATAGTGAAGTCTGCCAACGAAACAGTCACGTCCTCTACGGCCCTTCAGCCCGACGATGAGCTCAGCGTATTCCTGTTTGGAGGCACGTTCCTTTTTGAGGCAGTGTTATACTCAAGACAAGATGAAGATCAGAACAAAGAAGAAGGTGGACTTGACATTAAATGGGCTCACAATACTAACAGTACATTGGTCTGGAGGGATCTTAAAAATATAAATACTGCTGGTCAGGGACAGTTTTTCAACGGAAACCAAAGAGTTACACTAGCTGACGCGAATACTGGTGCAGGAGTTACAGTACAAGAATATTTAATTAAAGGTCGAATGCAGGTTAATCAGCCCACACCTCTTACGCTCGAATGGGCTCAGGAGAGACAAAACAACAATAATCGTGACACCACGATTGATAAGGTCTCACATTTAAAGCTTACAAGGACCACGGACTGACATGGCTACGATTAAAGAGCACGTTACTGTTTTGAAGAAAACGGATGGGTCAATCATCCGCATCGGCAATGCCTTTGCCCTGACGGCCGAGCAAAAGCAGGCCGCCGCCGACCAGGCCGGGGTCGAGATCGATGCCCCCGGCCCCCTCGACGCCGTCGGCCGCGCGGCCCGTCAAATGGGCGGATACGAAACGCTTTCTTCTTCCGAGATTGCAGCGAAGCTGAACGAGATCGCGGGCATGCAGCCAGCGAGCCTCACCGAGATCGGCATTGAGGCCCGCGAGAACGGCGCGGTTCAGGGCGAGTTCGGCGAGGCGTTCGCGTCGGAGTTTTCCGGCTATACCGAGCGTTTCGAAGCAAACGTTGAGGAGGGCGACTACCGCGCTGCGTCGATGCTCGTGGAGGAGATGCCGCCTGGCCTTAAGAGCCAGGTGTCCCAAGACACCTTGGATGGCATTCAGGCGGTCCTCGACGATCGGGCCCTGCGCCGTGTCGACGTCGTGGCGAAGGAAATTGGCGTCGAGGCGCCTGACCCGATCGACGCGAGTGACGTAGACGAGGCACTGGGGCGGTAGACGCATGCCTATTCCCGCGATCCCATCGGTCGTATCCGAGGACAAGGCTGCCCGGGTGACGGCCGAACCGATCCGGGCGTGGTGGCAGTACCGCGGCACCACGTGCTCGGTAACCGTCGGGCGCGGCACACGGTACCGGCCGGGCGTCTCTATGCGGCTCGGGGCGCTTGGCCTCATCGACCTTTTCGCCCCCACCTACAGCCTCGAAGACGTCAGCGCGGTCCACGACTGGCTCTACAGGCACCGAGAGCAGCACGGCCTGTCCCGCGCAGAGGCCGACGCTGTGCTTTTGGCTGACACAGGCGACCCGCGCTGGGTCCGCACGGCGGCGTGGTTTGTGGTGCGGGTGCTGGGGTGGGCGGTGTGGTAGGGAAAAGAAACTTTCAGTTCAGCCAAACGGCGCTTCTACACGTCTTGTACAAACGCATGGTTTAGCTCTCGCTGGCCTGCACTCGCTTGCATCCCGTAAAGCCATAGACACCGAATTGTGGCCGTTGAGTGAGGCCTGGCGACTCTGGAAAAGATTTACTGGATAGAGCGGTGGCCTCCTAAGCCGCAGATCGTGGTTCGAGTCCACGCGGGGGTACACTTTTGCCTATTCCTGATTTCTCACGGGACGCTACTGCGGCGTCAGA